ACATTAGATTTCCAATATTTTTTAATATAAGTGGCGGCCATAATACCTGCGGTACCCCCACCTACAACTAAAATTTTATAAGTCATTTAGTTAAAGCAAACCACGAAGACAATATATACTTGGTGTCTTTAAGTGGAGGATTGCCCCTGTGTGTATGCGTAAACGAACTAGGAAATATAACAACAGTCCCTTGACGAGGAGGAATTCTCACACTTTGATGAATGAATTCTGTTTCGCCACCGTCATTGATGTCGTTCAAATAGATAATAATACTTAAAAGTCGATTGGCTTCTTGTATACTGTTTTGTTCATGATGCCACATATGATAACCTTGACCAGGTTTTGTACGCTGTATCTTAAATGGCAATATTTGTAAATTTTTAGCAAGATGACTAACACCATTTACCGTGTCTGCATACATGGCAATACATTTAGTTACCGCTTGTATTGCAGGACCAGCTAACTGTCCATTAGTCAACATTCGATTAGTGTCTAGTTCTTCTCCTAGATAGTATTGTTGATCGTCCTTGGCACTGATAGGAACTTGGTCTACTTCTTGTCTGTTAATAGTTAAATCGTAACCATTTAAATATTCAAAGTAAGAACAAACTTTATTACAATACTCTTTTGATAGCTCATTAGGAAAAACTCCAATTAAATTTTCTATAGTCGATGTCATTCGTTATCCTCGTAATGCGAACTAACGCTATTTTTTCCAAGATTACGAACATTAAAATTATAAGCAACACTGATTCGTTCGTCGTCAGTTAAATTATTAGGCGTAGTACCATGTATTGTACTACTTCTAAACACAATACACAACCCCTCTTCCGGATCTATGCAAGTTTGGGTACTATTATCCACAGTTGGCCCAGCATGATCCGGATCAATTGAATGCATTTGAGGGCATGGATGCATAAACATCAGTTGTCCACTACCTTTTGGTGCTCGGGGATAGTATACAGCACTGATGAAACTGTTTGAATGGCCATGTGGAGGATGAGTAGTAGCTGTGGCTGTACTAATGTTGGCCCAACTATCCGCAATATACAGCTCATTAAACTCTATATCGTATCCACATTCTTTTACAAAATCAAATACAGCACTTTTTACAAAATAATTTACTTTTTCAAATTCTTTAAATTTATGAACACCTGTTTTAGTTTGAAAAAAGTTAGAGCTACTAGTTAATAATTTGTCTTTGACAACTTCTTTAACATCAGCATGTATGGAAAAATCTAGATTATTATAAAACCCTACGGTAGTAGGGAACATACGAACAATTTCTTTCATATCAACTCCACTAAGTCGAATACAGTTTGAAGTTTTGTACGTATTGTTTTGCTCGAAAAGCTATTACGCAGACCTTGGTGTAAGGGTTTAGGCGCACGGTCGATAGTTGCCCATGCCCAAGCAATGTGTTCATCACTTAGTTCAGGAACAAATTCTTTTTCTATAACACAGAGATAGGTATGAAAGTTAAACACTTTATCATTTGATACAAATGTTTCTAACGGAATTGTTTTTAAGATTTTTGGTATTGTACCAATTTCCTCAGCAATTTCTCGTTGTAAGCCCTGCCATGGAGTTTCGCCAGTAATATTTGTACCACCAACTAAGCCCCAAGTTCCTTCATGCTTGCCATGTGCTTTTTGTAACAGTAAGAATCTTCGTGTAGATTTGGCGTAGAACAATGCTCCGCTACAAACTATCGATTCTTTTACAAGACTAGACTCCATTGACCTGATGTATATACACCCTCAAAACTCTTTGCCCAGGAAACTCCGTTCCACAGGTATTGTACTCCAGTGTATATATTCGTTTGCCACACTAAGGTGTCTTTGTCTTGGTTTGCGTGGAAAACTACAGTCCATGTTTCCCCTGTCCACTCGATGATGTCGTTTACTTCTGCTACGAAATCATGTCCATAGATGTCCTGCCATGCACTAGCACCTTTGCCTGGTGCATTGTGTGTACTACCTATTTCGTCAATTATCAAGTATCGTGTGCCCACAGCAATAGGCTGATCTGTATCTTGTTTTTGAGGACGTTTTGGATTAAATGATTGTGGATTTATAATAGCATCAAATGTGCCAGGACTATTAGGTCTATAGCAATGTGATAAATCGTAACCTAATTCGTGATCTAGTAAACCCGCACTATCAATTCCTGTGTTAGATGTAAGTGTATCAGGATTCCATTGAACATGCATGATTGTATAGTTCAACGGATCGATAGCCACAGTACCTACAATTTGACTACCATTTGCTTGTGTTAAAAATAGTCTACTTGAACCTGCAACATATTTTCCAGGGTATTGTTGCATAATGGCCATCCAGTCTACTGGTGTGCCTTGACGTTCTGGAATATCTAATGTAGGCTCCAATGGAACTGTACTTTCGTGTGGCTCTAATAAAATAGCTTGATTGTTGTATACTTCTAATTTATAACCAGTAATACTGATAGTCAATTCGTCAAATTGATTTTGAAAAGTTGTAGTCGATCCTAATGGGTCGCTTGATGAACCTAACCCTTCAATATAAGTTCCGCTATTAACAGCAGAACCATGCATGTTATTAATAATTTTTGTAATAACACCCAAATGTTTGACCTTAACTGGCGGATTAATCCATATAGGAGTATCTAGTGTTATGGTAGCAATGTCAATTGGTGTGTCATTGCCTACAGGAACTGTTCGACTATCCCAGTTAATATCATTTAAGTTTAATACAGTTAAACTGGTCCAGTCAATATAATTGTCTGTAGTTTGTAGTTCTAGACTAGGATTGAACAAGACTAAAATCTGTTCAAGTATTTGTAATTTTTGATCTGTATTGGCACTCCAAATATCGCACTTCATAGTAAGTTTGAATGGTGTTGGCATCAAACGTTCAATGGTATAATTTTTACCTTGTTCAGGCAAGTATTTGTTAGTGCGAGGATCTATAGCACGTTCGCGAATATTAACTGTATCTACAAAAGTTTGATCAGCTAGTCTATCTCGATCCAATGCTAGAGCTGTAACATAGATACTGATACGTGGAACAGAGTTTACAATATTTTCACTGTTTTGTCTAATAATGCTAGCTACTTGACGTTCAGCATCTCCATACATTACAGGTATACGATGTAAACTACCGTCACCGTATTTTACCACAAAATTACTAAACGCACGAATAGTCTGCGTAATATATCGTCTGATTTGCGCATCGTAGAAGAATTGTATAATAGTACAACGGCGTTAAACCGAAGCCTCCTTGTTTATATAGATGTGCATTATAAATCCGCCTTTGGTCTAAGCACTTTGCTGATGCTTTGTCTTTGTTCTTCTCTATCGTTGTATAAGGTAATAGTCCATTGTCCAGCGTAAGGAATTGTCTGTTGTTCACCGCCAATTACAGGTAAATTAATTCTTAACAACAATGGACTTGATGGAGTTTTTCTATAAGTTGTAATTAAGTTTGGATAATCACTGACAGCATAATCAATTAGTATGTTGTCTAGTTTTAAAACTACATAAATTCCCACTGGAGCAGATGGTAAAGTTGTACTGATAAGACTAACTCCTGCATCAATTTGATCTTGTGTAAATGTTGCAAATGTTGTGGCAATTGCATCTGAATAAGTCCAAAGATTATTGTTGATAAATCCAGTTTTAAGTGTGCTACGAGTATCAGTTTGTGTCATAGTCATGCGTACACTATCTTCTACAGCTACCCATCCGCCTGTGCCAGAATCAAATCTAAACAATCTGTTAGGTAAGAAATCTACACGCAAGAAAAAGTCATTGTTAGCTGGCGCCGCTGGAAAATTAACACCAAATCCAAACGCATATCCGTTAACTGGAAAACCATCTCCAACCAAGTATCCTGTATAACCTGTACGCAATGGTACACCGTACGTACCACTGGCAAGTTGTCCTGCATTGCTAGCATTGACAGTTTCATCATCTGCGGCCTGTAGTGTAGTTTGCCCGCCAGTAGCACTGGCCGCAAGAGTATAAAATTGACGAGTTTCATAACCACTCTTAGGAGCATCTGCTTCAGCTTGGGCAACAACTTGATTGTTAATTTCAATTTCTTTATTATATGTACTGAGCAAATCTTTAAGAGTAGTTCCTGCAACTGGATCTCCATTGGCATCCAAGGCTTGCTGATTAAAGATTTGTGCAAATTGCTGACTATCTGTAATTCGTTTAAGTTTTAATCTGTACAAATGTGGATACCAAGTTACGCTAAATCCTTCGCTAGCACGGCCTACATCTTCGATTACATAATAACGTGGTAAACTAAAGTCAAAATCGTTAAGAGCAAAATCGTCACGCAAATGCGGAAGTTCTATAACGTCCCCACTGATAGGTTTGCGCCCAATATACTTGATAAAATCGTTAATGTGTATGGTCATGTACAGGGTATCGTTGTCAATAAACAGGCCAAATTGGCTCAAATTAAAATCAATATTTTGTACATTATAAAGCCCGCGAATTCTGTAGATTTCCGAGTCGTATTTTCTGTCACGATTTTCTAAAAATAGCAAATCTTGTATGTTTGTTACTGCTGTATTAGCATAATTAGGCTGATCAGCTGTAGCATTAGCTGGGTCTGTACCAGCACCTAAGTATTTGTGCAGATAGACATCGGTTCCGCCAGCTTGAAACATCTCGCTGGCTTGGCGGTCAATGAACTTGTAGTCATTGCCCTTTTCTGGTTTATAAAGTGATAAGCGTGGCATAATGATATTTATCGAAGCTAAATATGTATGAGGAACTAATTATGGACGATTTCGCACCTACAACGCTATCCGACCCAACAGCTGAAAGAAATAAGGTATTTGACTATGTCAAACTAATGCTAGGCGACGGCATGGTTGAGGTGGAATTAGACCCAGCACACTATGAAGCGGCCCTGGATAGAGCATTAAATCGCTATAGACAAAAAAGCCCAAATGCTGTGGAAGAAAGCTATTTGTTTATAGAACTAATTCAGGATACAAATGAATATAAATTGCCCGACGAAGTTATTGAAGTTCGTCAGGTATTTCGTCGTGCTATCGGTTCAAGAAGTGGTATGGGTGCAGGTGGAACATTGTTCGAACCATTCAACTTGGCGTACACAAACACTTACTTGATGAGTGGTAGCATGATGGGCGGACTAGCAACTTATGAAGCATTTGCTGGTTATCAAAAACTAGTTGGACGTATGTTTGGTAGTTATATTGAATTTAAATGGAAACCAACTAGCCATTTACTAACAATTCTACAACGTCCGTTTGCACAAGGCGAACAGATTCTTGTACAAAGTTATAATTTCCGTCCAGACTGGGTCTTGTTACAAGATGTATATG